TCACTTCTACATATCCACCGATGGCATCATCAAGTAAATCTATAAGTTGTTGGTTTAATACATCACCCCAACTTCCAATATTCTCACCATCAGCTTGTTTTACAAATCCTAATTGTGTGTACGCATTAGCCATTTAATTTGCTACTCCTATATTCCATGTTTCGTCTCCGCCAGATGTTGTATCTATAAGAGACCATAATTTTACTGTTCCCACTGTTCCTGTTCCAGATGTTCCTGTTATTGTATTTATTACTGCGGTTCCTGATATGTTTGCCGAAAGGTCAGCTAAACTAATTCTTAAATTATCAAAACCAACTTGATTTATTTGTGCACTACCAGATGGAGTTTCAGAGCCTAGAGCTAGACTAGCTGCTATCCCTGTTTCACTTAGTACGATGCCGTCATTCCAACCGTCATCGCCATAAGCTCCAGCATTCCATCCACCAGTGCCAGTCGCCATTAACTAATCCTTATTAAAGCTGTATTGTGTGCAGCAGTTGGGAACTGCACTGTAAATGTACCGTTTGATGATGAAAAGTCAGAACCAAAATCTAATACTGCGATAGCAGCATTTGATTTACTGTTGTTATAAATTAAAGCACCTCGTGCTGTAATTGTCGCTGATGAAAAACTTGGGTCTGCTGCATCAAAAAAAGCTACACCATTTGAAGTATCAAGTGTTACAGATTGACTAGATAGTGTTGTACCACCAGCTGTATATCCTGTACCACTAACTTCATTAGATGTTGTGTATGCTGAAGTAGATGCATTTAAAGTTGCATCTGATGTATATAATGCAATTTTTATGGTGTCTCCACCATTTCCAAGGTTTTGTGCACCATCCAAACAATCTTGTTTAAATACGTTAGTTAAAGTTTGTGTGATTGCCATAATATTTTATCTCCTATGTTGTGCTTGGTTTTAAATAGTTTTCTCCCATAACATTAGCGGGAGATGTGAAATCGTCTCTTCTTCTTCTTCTAGCTTGGTTATTTACTGATTCTACTGCTGCCTGATACCTTTGTGTGTATATTGCATAATCCTCTCTATTTTTTGTAAATGTAGAGGCTTCCATGAGTGCTCCATACAATATTAAATCCTGTGCATTTTCAGTTAGCCAATTTGTAGTATTAGTGCTTGATAATCCAGCCAACCTTCTTGCATATGTCATTTCAATATTTAGTGCTGCACTAGGGGTTGGAGCTACCAAAATAGCTGTGTCAGTATAATTAGCCCAATACTTTGGAGTGCCAGTGCTAGACGAATTTTTCCAATAATCATAGATAAATTCATCTGTTCTCTCCTCTAAAAAAACTCTTTTTCCATCTGAGTCGATTAGTAA